TGCGTCTAGTATGTGCCTAGTGGCTGTGTTTGAGTTTAAAGCTGCTATTTTTTGAAGCCCCACTAACGAATTAGGGTCAGGAGAACTTCCATCTCTAGCTTCATTAAGTCCTGTCACATCTCTAATCATGTTTAGATAGTGATTATAAAGACTTATAAGTGTAGATATTTTAGTGTTACCTGAGCTTTTATTAAGTTCTTGTATTGGTACTTTAGCGTTGTTAAACTCGTTATCTTCATTAAACGACCTACCCACAACACTACCTGTTTGGAAGTAAAGCTTAAGTGCTTCTGAAGGATTGTATTCCTGCCCATTACCTAGGTCAATAGAGTGCAATCCATCTGCATCTATATACACCCCATCAGGAACAACTCTAGATGATACTTGTTGCAGCTTTAAGTGTGTTAGCTGTATCTGGTCAGCAAATGGTATCATTCTTTGAACCAAGGACTGTATAGAACCTTTGTACATTCTAGGGGCACAACCAACATAATTAGGTAGTGCTTTCTGAGAAGACGACTTAGGTCTTACCATATTCTTAGACACCTCCCACTTCAACATAATATCAGAACCCATAACCTTAACACCCTCATACCAAACCTCGATAGTTTTTTCTACAACCTCAAAGTTTTTTTCTTCTTGCACATCCTCTGGGGCATTGAAGTCACCCTCTCTCTCAATCATTCTACTACCACCTTCTTCTAGTATTCTCTTCTTATAAACGAACCTCTTGTCCATTTTATAATTAAAAAATAAAAGAGTAGCACTATCGCTACTGAACATAGTATTATGGTCTTGCTGCCCTCTCTCGTACCTATCGTACCAAGCTTGATTGAACTGAGTTATTCTGTCTATATCCTCATCTTTTAGTGTAGGGTCTATTTTTCTTAGCTCTGTCTTAGGAACGGTTTTAACCTCTCCCCAATAAAAACAATCCTTAAAGTTAGGGTCTTCAGTATAAGACCATACCATATCAGAAGGGTCAACATAGCTCATTTTTATTCCATCTCCCTTACGGAACTCTTGCTTAGCAAAAGCCACACCTAAAACGGTCTGGTCATAATCCGCTCTCTTCTTAAGGTCTTGGTACTTGTTATCTTGGAATATAGTATTTATAGCAGATTCATTTGCTATTTCTATAGAATCCTTATAGTCTAGTTGCATTCTTAGTGTCAACTCTTGCTCGCTTTCTGGAAGCTCGTAAGGGTCGTTACTAAAAGTATTTATGCCGAAGTCGTCTTGGATTTGAAACAACAAATCTTTAGCGACCATCTCTGCTTCTATATTCTCTTGGTACTTATTTCTTTTTTCTATAGATGTTGCATCCTGAGCTTTAGCTTTTACCGTAAAAAGCCTGTTGCTCATACCATTAACAACAATATCAACAAACTTAGGTATAACATGAATATTAGTCCAATCTAAGTTAAGATGGGATAAGTCACCGTCAACAGCTATTTCATCTTTATAGTTACCTACGCTTTGTTCTGCTCTAGCGTACAGCCTTCTTCTATGAAACTCATTTCTTTGGCTGTAAAATTTAGAAGTAGAACCCCCTTCATAAAACCATTCATACTCAATAGCCCTACCTATTTGAGCTCCTGTTTCTGGATTATCTTTCTCAGACTCAGGTATCTCGTTGGAAGGAAAAAAAGCTTTTCCTATGTTAATATCTACTTCTTTCATTGTAAAATTTTACTTCTTCTTCCTTTGTTGTCGTATTTCGCAAAGTTAACACTTATTTTATTCTTGGTTTTAGCCGATTTATAAAATGAAGCCATATTAGCCATAGCAGCTAAACTCGATGCGACAGTAATATCAAACTTTTCTCGATTATCTATGTCAAATTTAGCCCAATCTTCTAGCATCCTGTTAAAATAAACGTCACCCATACTTCCTGCTTCTCTATATCTACCCTCCATATCTATACCTACATACTTCTCGATATATATCTCTAAAGCCTCAGACTGAGCTAACTTACTCTCTCCTGATGACGGTATTCCTCCTAGTTCCTTTTCTGTAGGTGATAACTTCCTAGAGTCAGGTCTATTAATAGAGAAGTGTCTACAACCATTGTTCTTTAAGTAATAAAGCATTCTAGGTTTATTATTCTCAAACAATCCTGACATACCGTAAAACCACATTGCCTTTAAGACCTCTTTATAGAATATCTCTGGTGTGCTTGGTCTTGCTATATACTGAAGGAAATAATGATTGGTTGGTGCATCCTCCATGTGATACTTAGTAAGCCCTGATAAAGCACCCTTAGAACCTCCACCACCTACAACTCCCTTTATATCATAGCTATCACAACCGAACGAACCTATATGGTTATTTAACGGTCTGTAAGAACCGTTTACTTTTTCAACTCTATTCTGAAGTTCTCTTTTTGGAATCCAAGATACTAAGAAATTACCTCTTATATCAGGAGAAAAATACACCTCCGTAAACTCTTCTCCATTAGCCCAATTAAAGTTGCCTCTTGTAACTAACTGACTACTCATCATAGAGTCGTTGTAGTCTATCTGTTGGTATATCTTTGTTAGGTTGTATAATGAGTTTTTCGCTTCATCCCTGAAGGCGTGAGACTCTGTCCTTGGAAACTGTCTGTAGAACTCATTTAGTGAGTCTGGGTCTGACCTTAATCCTTCGCCCTCGTTGTTCCAATGGTCGATAACGCCTTGCTCAATCATTAGCCCATCAATACCAAGCACTGGCTTCTCTGGGGTATAAAACACAGGGAAACCGTACCTGTCAATAAAGCCTTCATAGTTCCATTCCATAGGAATAAATAAGCTATAAAGACCTGTCTTCGTCTGACCGTTCTTATCTCTTTCTTCTACGTTGGAGTTTTGGTATAGTTTTTTGAAATTATCTCCACCCTTATTAGCAGAGTTACAAGTCGAACCCATCATACACTTACCTATAACTCTACGACCTACCTTTAAACAAGTCTTAGCTACACGCCAATGGTTGAGAATATTTTGTGGTTTCAGTATCTTACCAGACTCATCTTCTACTAGCAACTTAAGTTTTTGACCGTCATAAGAGTTGTCATCTGTAGATTTCCAATCTATAGTAGTATTAAGACCTTCAACATCATCATCATCGAAAGCGTCCATGTTCTTCTTAGTTATCCTAGAAGCTGGCACTCTGTACGATATCTCAGTCTTAGGCTTATCCATACCATCTTGCACAGGTTTGAAGAAAAACGGATAATTCAATGATATAGGTACAACCTTACCTGTAAACATCTTTTTAGCATCTTGACCTGTCTTAGACATCATGCCTAAGTCAGAGTCTTTTACAAGAGTACCTATATTAACTAATTCGCTAGAAGCCATAAAAGAAAAACCTGAACGCCTGTTCTTTAGGTAGACCATTCCATAGCATCTAGGGTCAGCCTTACAAGCCTCCCAAAACAAATAAAATATTCTGTTAGACTCTCTATACTCAGGATGCCCTACATCTATCTTTGTCCATTGAAGGTACATATAATATGAACCTGTTATGTAAGTTGGCACACCATTGTTCATGAACCAAAAGCCATACTCACGCCTATCAAATTCTTCTTCTATGTAAGATACCCATTGGCTCTTAAAGTTGTTATCCGTTTTCTTCCATTGAAATATAGACTTAACTCTAGATATAGCCTTTGGTACATCGAAGGGCTGCCAATATTGGTCTTTTTGTTTCTTAGAATTAGAGTGTATTTTTTTAGGTACGTCAGGAATTCCTATCCTTAGACCTGATATATTGTATATATCGCCTAAAGTTCCATCCTTAGATATAACAACCACGTCATATTTCTCATCATAACCATACTCCCAGTTCTTTTTTAATCTTATTCTTTTGGGTATATCATTATCTAAGAAATATAAGTTACTTGGCTCTTCGCTCTGCGAATGTTTCGTAGTTTTTTGGCTCACCCTGCTTAGCTTGTTCGTCTATTAAATTATTCTCCTCCTCTATCTTACTAAGTATCTCTAAAGCATCGAATATGGCTAATTTTTTAGCTGCTGCTGCATTTTTTAGTTTGTCTGCACCAATACCCTCATCATCTACTATTATCTTCTCTCTAGCGACCTTTATAAGCTCTTTTACGGCTTGTTCACCTGAGCTTATTATATCCTTTTTGATTTTAGTTACATTCATAGTACAGCTGTTATGTTTTTAGTAAACATTCTGTAAACTTTCTGACCTTCTATATTGAAGGCATATTCACTGTCAGGCTCAAATATAACCTTGTCTTTAGGCTTAACACCTAAATCTAAAAGTTCTTGATTTATTATAAATATCTCCCCTGTTAGCGGTTGCTCACTTAAAGAAGTGTATATCTCTTGCTCTTCATAACTCAAAGGCTTAACAAAGCAATACTTATCAAAGCAGTGCCAACCTTTGTCGTTTTTATAAGCAAAGAACTGAGTTTCGTCAACAAAGAATGTATTATCTTTAAGAAAACTCCTACCGCTTACTTCTCTGCCTTTCATGTCTAGTTGTATTCTAAATACGTTATGGTGTACAACAAGAATGTCTCCAATTTTTATGTCCCCTTTGTAATTATTAGGTGTCTCTAAAACTTTAGCAAACCTATTAGTTGTTTTATAATCCTCAAAGTCATTACTTAAGAGCATTTCTTTATCTCCTATAGTTTTGACGTTATCATATCTATCACCGTTCAAAGGTTCTACTATGAAGTAAAATGGGGATTTCATAAACTAAAAGTTAAGGTCTGCTTCTTGTATCACAGGCATATTGACTATCTTCTTCCATTCAAAAATGCCATCATCGCCCTTTACGAATATCTTATAGTCGCCTGAGTCTAGTTCTTCAATATACTCTATGGTATAATTGCCTCCTACTACAGATTGCCCTGCGTAATAGTGCATAGCATTTTTGTAGTCTGCACCTACGGATAACTTTCTAATTATCATGAATCTCTCCTGTTTCGGGGTCTATCTTAACGTCTCCGTACTTTTCCTTTATAGACTTAATATTATCTGATAGCTGTAAGTCTACTTGGTTTACAGAGTGCAATAGCTCGTGCTTTTTGCCTTCTATAGATGCAATCTCATAGTAAATGTTACTCTTTTTGGCTTGTAGAGATTTAATGTTCTCTAGCTCTTTTTTAGTTATCTTTTTCATTTTATTTTAATTTATGTCACAAATATAGTTATTTTTTGTGACGTAATAACTTTACTTAAAACCTAATTTGCTTATGCACTCCGTTTACTCTACAATTAAGTATACCTGTAAAGACACCTTCTTCTTTTTCAGATAAATCTGCCGAAATAAGTTGGTAGGTATTTTTCTCTTCTAATTCAGGTTTTATACCTTGATAAAAAGTATTGAGTTCAGTAGATTTTGCTTCTTCTACTTGACCTTCTTTTTCAGCTTTAATCTGCTCTCTTAGTTCTTTTTGAGCATCTATATTAGCTTCATCTGTTGACGTTAATAATGCCTTTTGTTCATCTGTTAATTCAACTTTTAAAAGTTCAATCCAAGACCCTTCTGTTGTACTTTGATAATTTTTCATAGTTTTTAATTTTGACTATTAATTTGGTTATTCCCATCTATACATAAAACGGTGACACCACCTCCTGATATTGTTTCAAAAGTTCCTAATGTTAGTCGGCAATAGTATAGTTTACCTGAAAGTGTTCCTCTATTACCAAATGAACCATCACCACCTTGACAGTTATTAAATGTTCCTGATGTTGTTCCAAAATCACCACCAAATGAATTGGTATTAGCTATACAATTATTAAAAATACCTGATGCTGTTCCAAAAGCACCAGCAAATGAACCATCACCACCTTGACAATTTTCAAAAGTTCCTGATGCTGTACCAGAGTCTCCTCCAAAAGAATCAAATCCACTTTCACAATTAGTAAAATTTCCACTAGCTATGCCACTAAAACTCCCACCGAATGAAGTACTGCCTGCTTTACAATTTGTAAATGTTCCTGATGCTTCATTACTATTTAAACCACCACCAAATGAATTCTTACCTGCTTTACAGTTTTCAAAAACACCCGATGCTAAAGTATTGCCACTATCACTACTACCAAATGATTGATTTTCACCTATGCAATCTATAAAAGTTCCTGATGCTGTTCCTCCACCTCCACCAAAAGACCTCAATCCACCTTCGCAATTTGTAAATGTTCCTGATATATTTACAGCAGAAAAGCTATTAGGTGGTGGTACATTGTTCTGTCCTCCAAAAGAAGCACTCCCACCTTTACAGTTTTCAATTTTTAATAAGTTTAAATTATCTCCAATCCTAAAAGGTTTGCTTTGAGTATCTACGCCTTTAATGAACACATCGTTAGCACTTACAAATATCCCTGCTCCTGAATTTGATGAATTAAAAACAACACTTCTATTTCCATCTAAAGAAACTAAATCTATATATTCAGTGTCCATATCAAAACTAGAACTTCCAAAATCATAATTTCCTATTCCTGCCACAACGGTTATTCTATTTGTAGCACTTGGGGACATTGTTTTAGCCGTGTTATAAGCCGATTGCAGTTCGGTTGCATTTTCGGTGTCTGTACCGTCTGCTTGAACGTATATATATTGAGTACCTTCTAATCCAGCACCACCCCCCGTTGAATTTACCCATTCTATACCAGTTCCTGTAGAAGAAAGTATTTGACCTGATGTTCCTAATGAATTATCTGCATATATGCCTCCTTCAATAGTTATATCATTAGCTACCCCTATATCTCCTCTTATATCTAAAGTATAATTTGGAGTTGCAAATTCAGAAGGAGAATTGATAATGACTGACCCTTGCGATGGAGAAGTACTATGTACTCCTAGCCCTACGACTGAACTAGACCCATGAAAAGCAGTAAGTGTTAAGGCAGATTGTTGTAATGAAGCATCAATTACTCTAGAATAAATACCATTCCATACAAATGAACTATTTCCATTTATATTATTTGTTTTAAATTCTACTACACCTAAAGTATCTTGGTCTTCAGGTATTCCAGCGTTCCTATATAATACAAGGTCTGGGGCTGAACCTGCTCCTGTATCACTAGATTCTAATAGTATATTTTCTGAAGTGTTACTTGTTTTAGCGTAGATTGCAGGGTTTTGTGAATTAGATAAAGACCCTACTGTTATTTGACTACCAACAGATAAATCTTGAGACATATTTACATCTTGTGTAAATGTCTTTAAACCTACTATTGTTTGATTTGTTGTTAAGTCCACATAGTTGCTAAGGTCTTGGTCTCCAGTATTAGTACCACTCGTATTAGCTAGTCTATCTATATCAGACTGTGAAGTGAATTTGTTAGTAGTAGTAGCATCATTTATATCATCTGCATCTAAAACCACATCCCCTGTTTGCGTGTTTACGGAATCAACTGTGTTGACCTGAGCACCTGATTCTATCCCAGCTAGCTTATTTTCTATACTACCTATATCTAGGTCAGTATAAATATAATCACTTATACTATTAATACTGTAGTTCTTTGTTGTACCACTACTGTCAGAGTCGCTACCAATTAGTTTTTCTGTTCCTGTTAATAGACTATCTAGTCCGTAATTTTTTATCTTACTCATTTTGATATTTTTTTAAACTTCTCTACGCCCCTGCTGCCAAAATATGCAAGGTACACTGTTATTAATAAATTTTTTAATAGTTCTACCCAAACATTATCAACGCTAAATGGACTGTCTGAACTGTCAGCTACTATTAATAACACAGTAGACAACGTAAGAAAGGCTATAGTTAAGGGTCTTACATTTTTTGACAACCAAGAGTCTGATATCATATCAGATTTCCACCTCGAAGATATAGCCTTAAACTCTTCCTTATCTAGTTCTAATTGTTCAATAAGCATTTTTTTATCAAACTCACTCAACTCTGTTGAGCCTTTTATTTTATCGCTTAGCTTACTTAATCCCTCAACACCCGTAACAGTTCCAGCTATATCCAATAGTTCAGGAGCAACCTCTTTCCCTTGCTCAACTATCCACCTAAGAGCGTCTCCTACTCTTGTTGTGCCGTTTCGTTCTTTGTATGTTGATTTCTCTGTCAACTCTACTTTCATACTTAAAACCTAACTTGTTTATGCTCTCCGTTTACTCTACAATTAAGTATTCCTGTAAACACACCTTCTTGTTTTTCAGATACATCTGCTGAAATAAGTTGGTAGGTATGTTCTTCTTTTAATTCAGGTTTTATACCTTGATAAAAGGTAGTAAGTTCGGTAGCTTTTGCTTCTTCAACTTGACCTTCTCTTTCAGCTTTAATCTGCTCTCTTAGTTCTTTTTGAGCATCTCTATCGGCTTCATCTGTTGACATTAATAATGCCTTTTGTTCTTCGGTTAATTCAACTTTTAAAAGTTCAATCCAAGACCCTTCTATTGTACTTTGGTAATTTTTCATAGTTTACTTATTTATTTTTTTTTAATTTATCCTTGATTATTTTCATCGTTATTTCCATCTATACATAAGCGAGTTATCCCACCACTTGATACTGTTTCAAAAGTTCCTGATGTTAAACGGCAGTAATATAGTTTTCCACTAAGTGTTCCGATAATACCACCACCAAATGAATCATCACCACCTTCACAATTTGTGAAAGTTCCTGATGCTGTTACAGTACCACTAAATGAACCACCACCACCAAATGAATCATCACCACCTTCACAATTTGTGAATATTCCTGATGCTGTTCCGAGAAAACGACCACCAAATGACTTGTTCTTACCTTCACAATTTTTAAATGTTCCTGATGCTGTTCCACCACCACCACCAAATGAATTATTACCTCCTTTACAATCTGTAAATGTTCCTGATGCTGTTCCATCATTACCACCACCAAATGAATATTCTCCACCTTTACAATCTGTAAATGTTCCTGATGCTGTTCCATCATTACCACCACCAAATGAATATTCTCCACCTTTACAATCTATAAAAGTTCCTGATGCAGTTCCACTATCTCCACCAAATGAATCATCACCACCTTCACAATTTGTAAATGTTCCTGATGCTATTACATTAGCACCACCAGTTTCGTCTCCACCAAAAGAAAAATCTCCACCTTTACAATTTTCTACTTTTAGTAGGTTTAAATCATCTCCAATAGTGAAGTTTTTATCAACTACATCTACTCCTTTGACAAATACATCATTTTCTGTGATAGATATACTTCCCGTACCATTAAAAATAACACTTCTATTTCCGTCTAAACTGACTAAATCAACATATTCTTCATCCATTACAAAGTCTGATGAAAAATTGTAATAACCTGCACCTGCTATAACAGTTGTCCTTTTAAGTTCAATTATAAAAGACGTAATTGACGTTACATTAGTTAATTGAGTTCCAGAGTAATTAAACTCTAGCACAACATTATCACTATAAGTAACATCAATTTCAATAATACCAGTAAATTCATCAGATACAACTTCTACATTTTGAACACCTAATGATAATGTTTCGTCAAATCCATCCTCATTAAACCAACTATTACTTCCATTATTTATGGTTTGTGCAACGCCATAAAAAACTGTGTTAATTGAATTTTCACTTGGTGTTGCTATAAATACAACTTTTGTTTTAGCTAAATCATAAGCATCTTGAAGTTCTTGTGCATTTTCAGTGTCTGTACCGTTTGCTTGAACGTAAACGTATTGAGTACCTTCTAATCCAGCACCACCCCCTGCTGAATCCACCCATTCTATACTAGTTCCTGTCGAAGAAAGTATTTGACCTGATGTTCCTAATGAATTATCTGCATATATACCCCCATCAATAGTTACATCTTGTGTAAATGTTTTTTCTCCATCTATGGTTTGGTTAGTGCTTCTATCTACATAGTTGCTAAGGTCTTGGTCTCCAGTATTAGTACCACTCGTATTAGCCAATCTATTAATGTCAGATTGTGTAGTGAATTTGTTATTAGTATTCGAATCGTTTATGTCATCCGCATCTAAAACTACATCGCCTGTTTGGGTGTTTACAGAATCAACTGTATTTACTTCTGCACCTGATTCTATCCCTGCTAATTTGTTTTTCTCATTAGTAGTATAATCTTCTGTAGAAAGTCCTTTACCAGCTACTTTATCTACTTTATCATTTTGCAAGTCAGTTATATCACTAGCATTTGTCTGTATCCCACTTATGTCTTGGTCTCCTGTATTAGTACCGCTCGTGTTAGCTAGTCTATTTATATCAGCTTGTGAGGTGAATTTGTTGGCAGTAGTCGAATCGTTTATATCATCCGCATCTAAAACTACATCGCCTGTTTGAGTGTTTACGGAGGTTACTAAATTTGTGTCATCAAAGAACATAGAAGCATCTACGTCAAAAGTAGAACCATCATCTCTAGTAAATCTTAATACATTATCACCAGCTACATATTCACCAGATATTATTCTAGCCAAATTCGTATCATCTAAATAAAGCGATAAGTCTATGTCTTGATTTGTTCCATTCTCATTTACATAAGTAAGTGTATTTCCAGTGATAGATAAGTTAGTAATAGTTTCAGGTATATTGACTTCTGCACCTGATTCTATCCCAGATAACTTATTTTTTTCAGCTAAAGTGTAATTCTCATCACTTAATCCTTGACCAGCAACTTTATCTACTTTATTATTCTGTAAATCAGTTATATCACTAGCATTAGTTTGTATACCACTTATGTCTTGGTCTCCTGTGTTAGTACCGCTTGTGTTAGCCAATCTATTAATGTCAGATTGTGTAGTGAATTTGTTATTAGTATTCGAATCGTTTATGTCATCCGCATCTAAAACTACATCGCCTGTTTGGGTGTTTACAGAATCAACTATATTTACTTCTGCACCTGATTCTATCCCTCCCAATTTGTCTTTTTCGGATAAAGTGTAATTTTCATCACTTAAACCTTGACCAGATACTTTGTCGACTTTGTCATCTAAAGCGTTTTGAGTAGCATTAGAAACAGGCTTATCTAAATCACTTGTATTGTCAACATTTCCCAACCCTACATCACTTTGAGTTATGTTAATATCACCTGTACCCTCTAAAGAGTTACCCTCAACCGTTTTGAGTGGTCTTTTACTCTGAATAGATGCAGTTGTTTCATCACCTGTGTTTGTTCCACTTTGATTGCCTAGTTTAGTTTGCTCTGCATCAGTAAATACATTTGTGTCTGGATTAGATTCATATAAACTCTTAACCTCACTAGCCGAGAGAGTGTCAGATATTTCAACGTAAACTGTTGATGCCCATCTGTATATTTCGTTAGTATCTAAAGTAATATATATTTTACCCGATTCACCTGTTGTTGGTAAATTAGAAAAACTAGACACCTCTATTACATCATCTACAAATGATGGTAATTGACTTGATGGCACTAAACCACTTCCATCTAATTCAGCTAAACCATTATTAGAACCTTTTAATGAAGTGTCTAATTTTAAATCTAAAGCATCTTGTGTAGCAGTAGATACAGGTTTGTTTAAATCGCTTGTATTATCAACGTTTCCTAATCCTACATCACTTTGATTCGTGTTGTGTGGGTTTGTACCATCATCTAAATTCAAGTCACTATGATTGCCCGTTTTACCTACACTAGATATACTGCTATCATCAGCTTTTAAATCTAAAGCGTTTTGAGTATCTGTGCTAATAGGTTTATCAGCATCAGAAGTGTTATCTACATTCTCTAAAGCCAAAGCTTCTTTTATAGTAGTTACATCTTGTTGATTGATTGCTTCAACGTCTTTAGCTCTTACAGTACCTTTATTTAAACTCATAATATTATTGCTTTATTTTCTAATAATAATCCCTTAAAACTTAACATAAGTATAGTTTGTTCTTGAATAATATCAGTATATATCCTTCCAGTTATATCTATACTATTTGATATTGATAATCCTACCATAATGCCAAAATATCTGTAGCTGTTGTGTCGGTGCTGTAGACTTTAATTATTTGAACAGGTAAAAAAGACCCGTCTAATAAATTTTTAAACACAACATCATCTCCTCCCTCTGTTAAAACCCTTAAATCTCCACCAGTTCCTACATAAAGAACACACCCTCTACTTTTAACGCCTTGAGATATTTCTATATCGTCAGTATCACTAGGAGTGACTGTTATGGCTTTATTTACTTGTAACTTTTGATAACTCATTTTTTATTTTTTTTCGTTATTATTTTATTTCTACCATTATACCATCAACATCTTTCAGATGCAAAAGTAATAAATTTATTGCATCCGCACTTCTAGTAACATCAACAAATCCATCTTTATTTATATCTGATAAACCTATCCCTATTAATATACATCCAAGTATGTCTGTATAAAAGTTACCTTTGTGTACTAGTATCTCACTTCTATCAGGAACATCTTGAATCCACAAAGACTCCCCAAACTTAGGGCTGTTGTGTTTTTTTGCCTTATATACTCCTTTTGGAATACATGATATATTTCTTTGATTATCTAACCAAGGCAACTCCAAACAGTGCCACTCATCTATCACTGAGCCATTATCCCTCAGTAAATAGAACTTACCAATGGTTTGCTTCTCTTCAGGACTGTATCTATCTATCAGTATTCTCATTTTTTTTGTTTTCTATAATGGTTTTTCTTATTCGGACAACTGTATAAACTATAGACAAAATTAACAATAATGTCTGTAGAAAAGCGTCTACTTTCGCAAAAGCCATAAAAAAAGCGACTGCGTTCATCATGCCTACTTTCAAATCACTAATATTCATCGTGTTACTTTTTTTTCTACCCAAGACCTGACATCTTTGTCTATCTTGTTTAACTTCTCCTTGCGAGCCTTACACCCACAATCCCCTTTGGATATTTTAGTAACAACAGCTTTAATACCTGTGCTCTCCGTTCCTTTTTCTATCAAGTCTCCTAAATACATATCACCATTTTACTTTGTCAGCCCAATAAGCTGCCGACATCTTACCTTTTTTTATGTTCTTAGCGTGTCTCGCTTTAAATGATTTCTGTCTAGCTTTGTTTTTCTTACTTTTAGGATTAGAACCTGCTCCTTTGACTCCTTGCTGTCCAAACCTTATTATCTTTTCTTTACCGCTCTCGCAAGCCTTAACTACGTGAGACTTCTTAGGATGACTAGGAGTCTTCTTAGGTTTATTGCACTTCATCTTGCTTTTGTCAATCCTCTTAGCCACGTACTTTAGCTTTTTTTGTATTTGAAACGAACTGTTTATTCTTTCCTTCTTTTTTCTTTTTTCTAGCAGTAGCAGCCCTCTCAGACTTAGTCAAACTCTTAGCTTTCTTCATAGGTAAACATCTATCTGGTCTCTTCTTATTCTTGCTTGTACCACAAGCTCCCTTGATACTACCATCAAGACCAATCCTGACCCATTTCTGTTTTCTCCATTCAGCTAATGCCCCCACTACTTTTTCTTTTTAGGCTTCTTAGATGATAGCACTTTACTAGATGCTGTATGTTTAGCACCTGAATGCACCTGACCATTCATCTTATGAGTAGCCCCTTTGTAAATTTTACCGCTTGGTAGGTAATATTTTTTCTTAACCATGATATATGTTTTACCTAGCTCCTCCTCTTAGAAATCTTTTCTGACCTCTTAGTTTACGCCTAGTTATTCTTCTGCACTTACAACTCATTTTTTCTTTCTTTTACGACTTCTTTTTTTATAATCTTTTGCATAATTAGGATTTCTACAAAAAGCACTCGCTGCCATATTTGCATAAGCACTGGGGTATTTATCAAATGTCCTCTTAGCCCACTTTATACCAGACTTACAGATTTTATTTTTTGCCATACTTTATTTTTTACTGCCTCTAGCTTTTTTATCACCCACAGTACCTTTTTTTCGACCTCTGTTAGTTGATGCTTTAACCATTTTTCCAACTGCGTGGTCATAATCCTTACCATCTCCATTACCATAAGTGCCTTTTCTTCTATTTATCCTGTTTAGCTCTACTCGCTTTTTTACTTGGCTCGATTTCTTATTATACGCCTTTTGATACGCATTCTTTTTATCTCTAGCCTTTTTGTTTTTGCGATAGTATTTAGCACTTCTACTTAGAGCCATACTTTTTTTTGGTTTTACCTCCCATACCCTTTCCGTGAGTACATGGTTTACTTTTTACTTTTTTCATAGCTATAGTTTTATTAAGCAACAAAGATAAAAAATATAATTATCTTTGTTTAAAGCTATAATCAAATGAGAAAGAGAAATTTTACTAAAAAAAAACACAAAAAAGAACACGTTGACATACAGAAAAATATCAAAAAGAACTATTACAGGTCAGAACTTAAACGTGACTACCTAAAATACTTCAGATTAGCACGTAGATACACTCAACGTAAGTATAATTTGTCCTTAACAGACCTAGAAGTTCTGCTATTCCTTCAGTCTGAGTTCTTATTTACAAAAGAGGATATGGATGAGATAAGCCTTATCGTTCCTTGGGATAAAAAACGATTCAAAAGACTAAAAGAAAACGGATGGATTCACACTTGGAGAGAGCCTAAACCTTACATGAAAGCTCAGTACGAAGTAACATCTAAAACAAAAAACATGGTGGAGTATTTCTGTAGAATACTCGAAGGCGATAGACGACTCACCGAAAACCACAAGAAAAACGAATACATGAAAAGAGCCCGATACACAGATAAGGTCTATGCACGGGCTATTGAAAAAATGAACAAGAAACTAAATAACTACGATTAGGTCTTGCTCTGTTATGACGGTGTATCTCTCACCTTTTATAAGCAATGTGAACGCACGCCTCTTGTCGAAGTACACCTCATCGCCTTTATTTATAACCTTAACTAGCTCACCAAACTCTTCTACGACTCCTTTGCCGTAACGCATTTGGTTCTGCTGCTCAGCTGAGAGCAAAAGACCACTCTTGGTCTCCTCTCTCTCACTGCTTGGTCTCACAAATATATACTTGTTTACTGGCTTCATTCTAATTTCTTTTAAATGTTATTATTGCTTTAGTCGTCATCATTGTAGTCGCTACAGACACTGCGTTCTCTATACAACTCCTAACTACCTTAGTCGGGTCAATTATCCCCATTTTTATCATATCTCCTATCTCTCCCGTACGCACGTCAACGCCTTCTCCGTACTTAGAATTACCAACCATGTCAGCAACTAACTCGTCAAGACCTGCGTTCTCAAGTATCTGACACATCGGTGCTCTCATTCCTGCTCCAATAACCCTCCTAGCTATCTCATCATACTTGTCGCCTTTATACTTGTCTAACTCAAACGACAAATGAAAAAGTGCAGAACCTCCTCCTGCTAATATCCCTTCTTCAATAGCTGACCTTACTGCACACACAGCATCGTCAACTCTGTCTTTTTTCTCTTTCTGCTCTATCTCTGAGTTCCCACCCACAAACATAACGCCTATGCCTCCAGATAGACCTGCTATCCTCTTTCTTAAGAAGTCCTTCTCTCCTTTGGTCGGTGTATGCTTCATCTGAACCTTCAAGTCCTCTATTTTGTCGGTCATGTCAACCTTATCCTTGCTCACCAAAATCGTCTCATCAGCACCTACGACCAACTTACTCACACGACCTAAGTCTTCATATCTTAAGTTCCCGATGTTATCACCAGTTTCCTCCGAAATAAACTTAGCCCCTACAATGTCAGCTATGTCACTCAATAGTTTCTTACTCCTTTCTCCGAAGCTAGGTGGCATAATGTGACAGAACTGAAACCCTCTCTGAGCCACATTACTCGCTAATGTGTTCAGCACCATCTTACTACACTCCGCTATCAGTAGTATCGGCTTGTTCTCTTTTACAGCCTGTCCGAGTATAGACTCAATATGCATCAGGTCGTTTATCTCCACATCCGACACCAACACCAAAGCATCCTTCATGACGCACTCGTCTTTTTTGTGGTCGTTCACAAATAGCCTGCTTGTGTAGCCTTTATCTATTCTTATCCCGTCAGTTACCTCGTAGTAAGTCTCTGGTGTCTTAGAGTCCTCTATCGTCAATATCCCATCAAAGCCAATCTGACTATACGCATCTGCTATTAGTCCTCCTATCTCTTCGTCATTGTTTGACGAAATAGTAGCCACCTCTCTCAAATTATCATCGTTTATGTCCTTAGACCTATCCTTCAATGCATCGACCACAGACTCCTTTATCTCATTTATCTTACTTATGAGCATCTTAACGTTGATGTTCTTGTTCTCCTTAATAGCTTCTAGCCCCTCTCGGACAACAGCCTCCGTTATCACAACACTAGAAGTCGTTCCGTCCCCAGCATCATTAGCAGTCCTAAGCGATGCTTCTCGCACCATCTTAACCGCTAAGTTCTCAATCGGGTCTTCTAACTCTATACCCTTTGCGACAGTTATCCCATCCTTTGTTATCGTCATGCCTCCGACATGATTTTTCGACTCCATCAGCACCGTGTTCCCGTGAGCACCTAAAGTGCTACGCACCGCCTTTGAAATCTTCTCAACGCCAGATAATAACTTCATCTGACCGTCAAACTCTAAATCTACCATTTTATCTATATTTACGATTCATACACTTTTTACAAATATTCCTGCGTTTGTCCGCCATGGTGTTACAGAATACAAATTCCGTTCTGAACTTCACAAACCTGCAACTTTGACACTCTTTCTGCATCATATCCTCCGTTATTGGACTCTCCACCTCCTCAAAGTCATACGTTTTGGCAGACATGTATACCTTACCGTTATCTAAACAGATAATCTTGTTGTGCTTATACTGAATATACCAACCTAATTTTGTGAGTGGAAACGAACCATGCCAACGATGCTTTAAATAATAATAAGAAGCTATAATCTCATCTTCACTTTTTGCCCTAAAAAAAGTTCTAGGTTCTATCATTTTTATTGAAATTCATGGAAACAAAAATAAGCTATTTTACAAAACAAACAATGATTTTTTGAAATCTTTTTTTTAATCAAAATGTCATAATGTTAATTTTAAGGGTACATTACTTAGCCCTATAGTATTATATTATATATATATATTTTTTTCTCTCTGTATATATAGATAAAAGTTGACATCTCGACATAAAACGCTGTAATTGATTGATTATCAGTTAGTTACAGAATGTCGACTTTTTTTTAGGTCGACATTTTTTTACCAAACTCGACACAGATTTTTTAATTTTTAACGCAAACCCTTGATAATCAATACTTTACAAGGATGGTTTTTTTACGAAAGTCGACATTGTTGAAAATAGTTAAAAAGCTAGTTGCTTGGTAATCAGTACTTTACGTTTTTTAAAAACGATAAAATTAGTGTCGACTTTTTTTTGGGCTATTTTTCTTATTTAGAAAGATTCTTAACTGTTTAACTTTTTATAGATTTCGTTAAACAAAGTTGTGTCGACTTTTAAATTCTATGTCGACTTTTGAGATTAGAATGTCGACTTTTTTTTGAGGTCGACATGAAAAATATGATAGTTTTTTGTAGAGTTTGGGTTACATATACATCACAACGACATCCCCCATTTCGGAAACGGATTTTTTTTTGAAGGGGGGTGCATTTTTTTTAGACTCATCTAAATTTTTTCAGGTTTTTATTTTGGTGGTAGGTTTAGGCTTGACTAAAAATATTTTAAGGTCTGGGTCGGTCGGTCGTTTCAAAATCGCTAAAAATCTTTGTTAGTTGTTTCAGAATTTAGGAGCTGAAAAAATCTTTAAAGGGAATCTCATATATATGGTGTAATTTTAAAAGGAAACTTCAAGGGCTTTGGACGTCCTGTTACCTACCCCACATATATAGTACGCTTTAATTATTCATAAAGTTAACGACCCCCCGCAATTCTATTTAATTGATTTTCAGTTAGTTAGAAATGATTTTGTTAATGTTTTGTTAAATAGTTTGGTTATAACTTTTTATCTATTGTATATTTGCACAGGCAACAAGCCACAATTAAAATCTAATCTTATGAAGTTAAAAGGCTACATAAGTGTAAATGGTGCAAAAGTTCAGCTAGTTAATGAACGCAAAGTTTACACAAAGGGCAAAGGGCAAAAGTCAAGAGACAAAAGCCTTCAACGGAATCAAAAGATATACGAGAATGCGGAGGCTATCAACAAAGATAATAGCCAAAAATTCGCACGCACAATAGGACGCGAAGCAAAGCGAATAGAGCAACGCAAAAAGCGACAAGCGAAGCGACAAGCTAGAAAATAAGACTACATACACGGCGGAGCCTTGCCACAATTAGGACGTAGAAGCGACAAAATCGCGGTATTAAAGCAAAGTTTTGAAAGGTGCAAACGTATAAAAATATACGTTGGTGCAAACTATATAAAAAGTTTGCGTTTAGGCTTATGAAGTGCTTAAACCTTAAAAAACTATAATTATGTTAATTCAATTTAAAATTTCGCAAAAAAGTTTCAACGCTATTAAAAAAGTTAACATTGGCAATGATGCCGATATAATTAAAGATGGTGTTAAAGAAATCGTTTATTTCATTAATGACTTAAAAAAGCTAAATAAAACAAATGAAAAATACGGCGTAAAATGCCAACGTATGAAGATGGCAAAAACTTCAGATACTTTAATAAGTTTGTCAAGTATGGAGGGTGAAATTGAGCCTATAAAGCTAAACTATAAAGGTATAGGCAAAGTATTTGACGCCTTAGATAATGAAAGTCTAAACGATTGGTTAAACGTACAATTTGAGTTTATCTTTAAAAATTCAAATGTAATACAATAACCTTTATTAAACACTATTTAATCGCTTCGGCTTATTGGTTTAGGTCGAAGCATCTAATTAATACTAACTTTAAAACCTAATAAAATGAATGATTTTATAATTAACTATAATCATAACAACAGAATGTATAAAAAAACAGGCATTGAATTATACAACAACTATTGTAAAAAAATAATAAAACAAGTTTATAACTTAAGTCAAAACCAAATCGATGTTTTTAATAAAAATACAGCCATACAGGTTAATGAAATTTGATTATAAATACAAACATTAAGATAAAAAATAATAAAATGAAACTACTCAAGAAACTTTACAGAATTTTACAAGAATTAGCTAAAAATTGCCCACAAGAAACAAAATGGAATGCTTAAAAATATAGACAAATGAAACTAAAAGCAAAAATAAATTTTACTACAAAACAAAATCACCCAGACGCTAAAAATTACAAAGGTGAATTTTCAGATACTTATATATTTGATGATAATTATCATGATATAGAATCTGCAAAATCATATATAA